AAACTACCAATCGGAATCGCACTTTGCAGATGGTCATCACTCTGAAGATGTACTTATCTCAAGACTAAAAGCAGCAGGCGTTGAATTATTTGACAAGGCAGAGAATGGAGAACAGTTCGCACTTCAGGATATGTACTGGCTACGTGGTCATCAGGATGGGATTATTGTCATAGATAAAACTCCTCATGTTTGGGAAGCGAAGTCTACCGATGACAAAAAGAAGGCGAAGCTCGCAAAGCTAATACAAGAAGACGAAGGAACGGCATTAAAGAAATGGGATGAGAACTATTACGCTCAGGCAATTTTGTACTGCGGCTATTCTGGAATCCATAAACACATACTTATGGCTTGCAGCCACGGAGCAAGAGAGAAGTTAAATTCAACAGGAGATCATCGAACGGTTGTTGTAGAGACTGATTTTGATGAAAATTACTTTAATGAGTTGAAAGCAAAAGCAAAAGACGTTATAGTTAGTGACGCATTACCAGAACCAGCTTGGAGCCTTCAATATGATAAGCCGCTGTGTGTTTGGAAAACAGGTCAGTGCGAAGCTTATGAGTACTGCAAAGGTCGTCACATTGGAAAACCTAATTGCAGAAATTGCGGTTATTGTGAATTTACATTATCAGGTGCGAACTGCACAAAGACAGGAGATGCTTTAAATGAAAAAGAAATGGTTGACTTCAAGGAATGCCACAAGTATCATCCTAACATCATACATTGGCTTGACCTCATCGAAATGGATGAATCTGGAAACGTTGTTTATCGCGATGACTCAGGTAACGAGTTTATTAATAAAAACTCTTTAGATTTTTATGAATTAATTAATGGAGTGTGATATGGGTAGTGATATGACTGAGCTGGAAGAAAAAGCAACAAATAAGGCAATAAATAATAAATACAACTATTGGCATGGTATGCCTAGATTTGTTCAAAACAAAAAAACTGAATACAAAAAGATAATATGCCTTATTGGATTGCAAAAGATATTTCTCAGATTTGATAATGAAGATGATTATAGTGTGTTTATTGATAGGTGTATGACGTTTGGTGTTGCTCTAGGGAAATTTGTTGTTTTTGAAAGTCTTGATTATGCAGAAGTGGTTCTTGATCAGAAGCTGACATCAAAAACAAAGTCTATATGGTATCCATTTAGGTCTCACTGGGGTGGCATAACCGAAAAAAAATATTACAGTAATCATCCTGGGCCTAGATTCCCTGTTTATATAGTATCAAAAGGCAGAGCTAGCAATTGACTTACAACAAAGGCATTGGACTTAATGGGCGTCAGCCATTACATTGTTTGCGAGGAGCATGAAGCTAATGAGTACGAAGAAAAAACAAATGCTAAAATTTTGGTTCTACCAAAAAAATACCTTGATAAGTACGACACTTGCGATAATATTGGTGACACCAAGAGTAAAGGCCCAGGCGCCGCTAGAAATTTTTGCATAGATCACTTAAAAGCAAATGGATTTTCAAAGCATTGGGTTATGGATGATAACTTAGACGCTTTTCACTACCTAACTGATAATGAAAAGCTAGAGGTTAGAACTGGTGCGACATTGGCAGCGACAGAGGATTTTGTTGATCGTTACACAAACGTACCAGTTGCAGGTCTTAACTATTATTCATTTTGCAAAAATGGAGATGCGGTTCCTCCAGTTGTATTTAATACTCGAATATACTCCTGCCTGTTAATTGATAACGATTCAGGATACAGATGGAGAGGGCGGTACAATGAGGACACTGATCTCTCGTTGCGAGTGTTAAAAGATGGTAAATGCACTATACAAATGAACGCATTTCTCTGTGGAAAGGTCACAACTCAGCGTATGCGTGGAGGCAACAGCAAAGAGTTTTATGACATTGAGGGAACTAAACCTAAGTCGCAAATGATAGCAGATTTACACCCAGATGTTGCCAAAGTTGTTTGGCGATTTAATCGTTGGCACCACCATGTAAACTACAGGCAGTTCAAGGAAAACGCATTAAAGATTGTTGACTATGGGTTGTTTTTGAAATAAAAACTCTTTAGATTTTTATGAATTGATTAATGGAGGGCAACAATGAAACTAAAAGTTAGCTTATCAATTGGATTTCCATCGGCTTGTAAAAATGCCGTTATTGAAGTAGATGATGATGAATATAACGATTGCGAGACAGATGAAGAACGAAACGACTTGCTGAGTGAATATTGGCAGGACTGGGCAAATAATAATATCGATGGCGACTATGAGATAGTTGAAGATTAGGAGGGTGAAATGGATATATATAAAATATACGTGCAACACTTTTCACAGAAGGACAGCCATGAATCAATTGAGACATTTCTACTTGCTAGCTCAGTAGATAGTGTTTATCGGTGGGTTGATAAAGAAAAACAATATGGATCTTTTTCTGATAGAGAGGAAGATTGCGAAACTTTCGATATTTACGATGATAAGTATGACGTTATTGGCACTGAAACATTTAAAGAAAAGATGATTAGGATTGGAGGTGAATATTTCGATGAAGATCTTGAGCTGCATGATCTATATTATGGAGCAACAATTTACGGATGGGAAAAAGCTATTAGCAACCCTAGTGACGCTGAAATTACAGTACTTAGAAAACTCGGAGTACTTGATGAGTCAGATTAATAAATAATAAAAGCGCAATTGGAGAATAAATAATGAATAACGAAGCAATGAGAAAGGCGTTTGAAGATAGATTTCAAGACTTACCATTGGATGGTGTATTCTGGTCTGAAGAATTAGGCCGCTATACAGCAAAAGAAGAATGGTTGGTTCCAGTCGTAGATTTTTCTAACGATATGTTTGACGTATTCAAAGCAGGCATCGAACACCAAAAAAAGCGCACTGATGCACTTGAGTCTATTTTGAGGAAGCTGCTTGATAATGGAGATTGGTTCGAGTCTGCAATTGAGCTTGATGTTTATACGAAAGACAATGTTTCTGGAGTCGAGCTTGAGAAAGAAGCCATAAAATTAATTGGTAAAAGCGAGGAAGAAAATGACTAAAAAAGTATTACTTGAAGTACACGATGACAACTTAGTTTATGACGCAACAGGATGCTGTATTGGAACTTGGATGGATTCAATGAAGTCCTTTGAATCTGAAAAGATGGATATAAAAGATCTGATCCGATTAAAGGAGGCTGGATTCGACTCTGATGAAATAATTAAGATGAATAAGGAGGGCGTTATTTAATATGGCTTTAATACCAAGACCATATCAGCTTGGCGCAATTAATGCAGTGATTGACTATTTGTTTGAAACAGATGGTCATCCTTGCATTCAGGCACCTACGGCATCCGGCAAGAGCTTAATGCAAGCTGAGATAGCTCGTAGGGTGTATGACATAGCACCTGACAAGCAGCAGGTGTTCTTAACAGATGTAACAGCGCTTATCGGCCAGAATAGAGAAGAACTTCTTGAGCAATGGCCTGACGCGAGAACTACAACATACAGCGCATCTTATGGGCAGAAAAATCATACTGGTGAGCTTGTGTTTTGCGGTATTCAATCTGTTTACAAGAACGCATCACTATTCAACGACGTGTCTGTTGTTTACATTGACGAAGTTCACAGAGCATCGTTAAAAGTTGGTGGCATGTACCATCAGTTCTTTACTGAGCTTTGGAAGAAAAACCCTCATGCTAGAATTGTTAGTCTGTCAGCAACTCCTTGGAAGTTGGAATCTGGAACCATTGAAGGTACTTGGATCTGTACTGAAATAGTCTATAGCATTCCAATGAGCGAACTCTTTAATGATGGATTTCTATGCCCAATCATAACTCCAAAAACAAGCCTGACTCTCGATTTTAGTAAGATAAAAAAAGCAAAATCCGGTGAATTTGATGAAGAAGAAATGGCTAGACTCATGGATGACGATAATGTCACCAATGCAGCGCTGGATGATGCTATGCGATATGCAAGCAACAGAAAGTCAGGATTGATCTTCGCGTGCAACGTTGCCCATGCTGAGCACATTAAGAAAGCATTAGAAGATCGAGGTGAATTTGCTGAGGTTATCATTGGTGAGACTATCACTGAAGACCGCAAGCGAATCGTTGATGATTTCAAGAACTTCAAACTGAGATGGATTATATCTGTCGGCACACTAACAACAGGATTTAATGCAAAGAATGCAGACTTGCTAATCGTGTTGAGAGCAACGCAGTCTAGCAGCCTGTGGCTTCAGATACTTGGTAGAGTGCTCAGAACACATGAGTCAAAGATAAACGCATTGATTCTTGATTTTGGTTCAAACGTTGAGAGATTTGGTCGAATAGATATGATTGGACCTCCACCAACTAAAGAAGCTAAGAAGCAAGCAAAGAAAACTCCGTTCAAGCAATGCCAAGGCATCTTATCAAATGGTTGGCAGTGCAATAACATCGTTCCATATCTTGATAAGAGCTGCCCTAAATGCGGATATGAATTTGGAGGAGATACAACACCGAATCATGGCACTGAGGCGAGCAAAGGCGACCTAACAACCATTAACCAGATTGTTAAGGCATTTGATGTTAATAATGTGTCTTGGGCTAAGCACGTAGACGCAAAGGGAAATGACTCGCTAAAGGTAAGCTATCGGTATGGAATTGGCATCAATTCAATTGAAGATTATTTGTATTTTAGTGGGGAGCCTTGGCAGCGTATTGAGGCGTGTAGATGGTGGGAAGACAGGGTTTCTGGTGACATAGCACACCAATGCCCAAAGCATATAGAAACGGCTGTCGCAGAGTTAAATCACTACGGCTTAAAGCCATTCTCAAAGATACATGTTGATGTCACTAATGCA